GAACATCTGACAACGATGTTAATGCAATCAGAAACATGGGAATGTTACCTGACGGTTATGTAGTTAATCACTACTTAACTGATACAGATGCTTTCTTCATCAAGACAGATTGTCCTGATGGATTCAAGCACTTTGAAAGATCACCACTTTCTACAGCGTTAGAAGGTGATTTTGATACTGGTAATATGAGATACAAAGCTAGAGAGAGATATTCTTTTGGATTCTCTAACTTTAGAGCTGTATTCGGTTCTCAGGGAGCTTAATGGCTTAGTAGTCACCGTCACCCGACTACTAGGAGGAAGGGATGTTTCGGCATCCCTTTTTCTTGCCTGATTGTTTTTATATGTGTAAACTAAAATTGGTTTAAAATTAATTAGCTTGATGAGGGCCGTTTACGGTTTCCATTAATACAAATATAAGGAGTTCAAGATGGCTAATCCACATTTCCAAAACTTAATACTTAACGCTGGTAACAGCGAGTCTACCAAACATAAGAAAGATGTTCCTATGTTCTTGGTAAACCCGTCTAGTTCGTTGTTCTATCAATATCAAACTGATTTTATGACTTACAATTCTGGCGATTTCACAATCACTACAACTGAAGCAGGTACAGGTTCAGCTACAGAAGCTCTAACCTCTGGAGCTGGCGGTCAACTTTTGCTTACTAATGCAGCAGGTGATAATGATTTAGACTTTTTACAGCTAAAAGGTGAATCATTCTCTCTAAGCAGCAGTAAAAGAGCTTTCTTTCAAGCTAGATTTAAAGTAAGTGATGCAACACAATCTGATGTTGTTATAGGTCTACAGATAACTGATACAACACCTCTTGCTGTTTCAGATGGTGTTTACTTTATGAAAGACGATGGTGATACAAACCTAGATTTTCATATAGAAAAAGACGGTACTGACACTACTACAGCAGCGGTTACTACTTTAGCTGACGATACATTTGTTGATGTTGGTTTCTTTATAGATCCTAATACTTCACAAGTATCTTACTTTATAGGTTCTGCTACTCCAGTAGGTGTAGTTAACACTAACTTGCCAGATAATGAAGAGTTAACCGTATCTTTCGGTATTCAAAATGGTGAAGCAGCAGCTAAAACTATGACAATTGATTACATAAACGTAATCTGCGAAAGATAGGAGTAAATAATGGCTGATACAGTAACTTCCCAGACTATTCAGGATGGTGAAAAAATTGCCATTTTAAAGTTTACTAATGAGTCTGACGGTACAGGTGAATCTTCTGTAAAAAAAGTAGATGTTTCTGCTCTTACTACTAATAGTGCGGGTGAATCATGTACAAGTGTATCTATAGGTAGAATTTACTGGGCTACTAGAGGTATGGGTGTTGATATTGAGTTTGATGCTAGCACAAACGTCTTAGCAATACCTTTACCATCAGATAGTACAGGTGATGAATACTATGACGATAGATTTACAGGTATACCAAATAACGCAGGTTCAGGCGTTACCGGAGATATAGATTTTACAACGGTTGCACATTCAAGCGGAGACGCTTACTCAATAATATTAGTTCTTAACAAAAACTATTAATGGCAGAGTACAAGGGTAAAACAGTAACTCTTAACCGACCAAGGGCTATCTCACAAGGTAGTCCTGGTTACGGTAAAAAACGCAAAGAAGTCTTTGTTAAAGGATGCAGTAGCGAAAGCTCTAAAGTTAAACGCATAACCTTTGGTGATGCCAAACTTGGTATGCACAAAGATAGTAAAGCAAGAAAGAAATCTTATTGCGCTAGAAGTGGTGGAATGGGTGGTACTACAGATAGATGTAGTGCTAATTATTGGGCTAGAAAAGACTGGGATTGTTAATGGCTAAGAAAAAAGAACCCAAAAGAGATGCTTGTTACAAATATGTAAGTGGAAAAATGCCTCAGAATTCTGCATACAGATCTGGGCATATGGTCAAATGTAGAAAAGCTGGCGGTCCTAGTAATTACCGTATGGGTAGCGACAGGCAAAAAAAATCTGGCGGAGGCCCTGTTACGATACGCGGACAAGGTGCTGTTATGACTAATAGATTAAGGTAATGGCTAAGAAAGAAACACTTAAAGATTGGTTTTCTAAAAATGACGGTAAAGGTTGGATTGATTGCAAAACAGGCAAGCCTTGCGGTAGAAAATCTAAAACAAACACTAAAAGACCTTATCCTGCGTGTAGACCTACAAAAGCAGAATGCACGTCAGCAGCTAAAAAGAAAACAGGACCAAAGGCAATTAGTTGGAAGGATGGCAGAAAAAAAGCAGCAACTGGTGGACCAATTACAAGCAGAGGCCAAGGAATTGTAATGGCCGCTAGATTAAGATAAGGTGATATTATGACAAAACTAAAAAATTCAAGTAAAGCAGATCTTAATAAAGACGGTAAATTATCTTCTTATGAAAAGAAAAGAGGTATGGCTATTGAAAAAGCTATGAAGAAACAGAATCGTGTTAAACTTGAAAGTGGTGGTTTTATAGCTAAAGGTTGTGGAGCTGTCAGGAACGATAAACGCAAAGTTACAACTATTAGTTAGGAGAAATTATGGCTAAGAAAGATAAAATGAAATCAAAACAAGAGGCTAGAGATAAAGCCAAGGTAAGACCTGATGAAACGACTGTAGATCGTATTTATTACAACATGCCTAAGAAAGCTCCTGCTAAAAAAACAACTACAAAAAAAGGTAAAAAATAATGGCTGGTTATAAATCAAAAGGTTCTAGTAGAATTAAAAAATCTAAAGGTAACTCTGTTATGAAGATGTCTAAAGGCAACGCTGTTATGAAGATGTCGAAAGGGACAGCGGTTGATAAGAAAAAATCTAAAGGCAGTAGCAAAATGAAATATTCTAAAGGTAACTCTGTTATGAAGATGTCTAAAGGAGGTTCTGTAGCAGCAGGATTTGCCAATAGAAGAAGAGAAGATCTGACTTAGTTAGTGGCATATCTTTACAGTAATATACCTCATTTTAAATGTTGGGTAAGGAGAGAGTACACTCATAATCACGAAAAATACCATGGAGAGTTTCTTCATGCTATGGCGGTTGGTGTTACAACAATGCCGACTAGGTGTTTAAGTTTTCATGTTATTTTTACCGGAGAAGAGTCTAATTGTGAAGATTGGGACGAAGGCAACATACATGGGGGTGCCATGTGGGCCAGAATGCCAATTACAGGATTAGTTGCAGATACATTAGTTGAAGACTTTGCAAAACCTATGTCAGTTCATGATGCACAACCTTGGGATTGTTCTTCACATAACAATGCAGTATATGTAATAGATAGAGCCACACCTTGCCCTTGGCTTGCTAAGATAGACGGTAAAATATTTCCAGCTAAATACATGTTTACGGTTGATTACGCAGAAAACGAAATAGCAGACGATCCTGCACAACATAAAAGTAGTCATGTTTTAGAGTTGTTAGATGCTGGTGAATGGACCGGTAATATTGTAGCTTTGCCTAATAACAGGGTTAGAGTTACACATCCAGCCTGGTTTGTTACAGGAGAAGGAGCGCCTGATTTCAGACCGTCTCAACATATACATTATTCTAAATCTGATTTAGACTACACTTTAGATGTAAATAGGGTATTTGATAATCTATATGCGGAGGATGAATAATGACTGAACTATCAATTCAACAAAAAAGAAAACTTGTTAAAGAGTTAAAGGGAGCTTCAAGGCTTCATTTGAAACAAGCAAAGCAAATAGAAAGATCTCTTAAAAAAACTAAAAAGAAAAAATAATGGCAACCTCAAGCAGCACAGACTTTGAACCTAATGTAGCTGAGTTTATAGAAGAAGCATTTGAGAGATGTGGATTAGAACTTAGAACTGGTTATGATTTAAAAACTGCAAAGAGATCTATAAACTTAATGTTGGCTGAATGGGCTAATAGAGGTTTAAATCAATGGACAATAGACCAGGCAACGCAAACGGTAACACAAGGCACTACAGACTATACCCTTAACTCAAACATAATAGATATATTGGATGTTGTTGTAAGGAGAACGGTTAATAATACTCAAACTGATATTTCTATTAGCCGTATAGGTAGATCTGAATATTTAAACATTCCTAATAAAACAACTCAGGCAAGACCTTCACAATACTTTTTAGATAAATCAATTGCTCCAGTTTTAAAGGTATGGCCGGCACCAGAAAACTCTACTGATATTTTAGTTTTTAATAAAATTGTAAGAATGGATGATGCTGATAAGGCTACTAACACTATGGATATGCCTTTCAGATTTTACCCCTGTTTTGTTGCGGGGTTAGCGTACTATCTATCGCTTAAGAAGTCTCCTCAACTCACCCCGCAACTCAAGGCAATTTATGAAGAAGAGTTTAGAAGAGCAGCAGATCAAGACGAAGATAGGGCATCTTTCAGGATAAGACCTAATATAAGGATGCATTAATATGGCTTACGCCCTTGGTAAATTTGCTAAAGCACTATGCGATCGTTGTGCTTTTGAGTATAAACTCCACGAATTAAAAGAAGAATGGAATGGTTTAAAAGTTTGTTCTGATTGTTATGAACCAAAACATCCACAATTAGAGCCTATAACTGTCAAAGCAGATCCAGAAGCTTTATATAAACCAAGACCAAATAATGATTTAGAAGTAGGTGAGGGATTTGTTGTTGTTACTTATACTGATATCACAAAAGGAAATTCTATGGACCCAAATACCATTGGGTCTAATTTTGTAAGTGTTTCTTGCACAGCGTCTGTTGGTGAGTTATTAATAACCCAAAATATTCCATCTAATAGAGCTTTGCCAGAAGGTGTTAGTGCTACATCTGAGTTAGGTAATGTATCAGTTACTGGGACTACGGTTGATGAGACATTAACAAGTTTAGCAAGTACTGCATCTTTAGGAACAGTCTCTGTAAATACTACAACGGTTACAACTTACACAACAACTGTAGCTACAGGAACAAATTCTTATGGAACAGGCAACAAATTTTATATAGACGGATCTGTTAGTCCTACCTTAAATTTAACTGAAGGCCAAACATATAAATTTGATCAATCCGATAGCAGTAATAGCACTCACCCGCTAAGATTTTCTACTACAGCAAATGGAACGCATGCAGGAGGATCAGAATACACGACAGGAGTTACAACAAACGGCACACCAGGCAGTTCAGGAGCTTACACACAAATAACCGTAGCTTCTGGAGCGCCAACATTATATTATTATTGTACTAACCATAGTGGAATGGGTGGGACAGCTAACACGCCTTGAAACAATTGAAAGTTTTATATTTAAAATAAAAACATGACATTAACTGAACTAAAAACTTTAATACAAAATTATGTGGAAAATGAGGAGACAACTTTTGTTTCTTCATTAAATGATTTTATAATTAATGCCGAAGATAGATTATTTAGATTAATACAGTTAGATTATTTTAGAAAAAATGTTACTGGATTTTTAACAACTGGTAATACCTATTTAACAACTCCAACAGACTTTGAATTAAGTTTTTCTTTAGCATTAATAGATAGCGAAGGTGCATACCAGTATTTAGATAAGAAACACACCACATTTATGAGAGAGTTTGATGCAGATCCTACTGATACTTCTGCAAGAGGAAAGCCTTTGTACTATGCTGATTTTGATAAAGAATTATCAACAGCATCAAATAATGGATCTACCTTAATTGTAGCTCCAGTTCCGGATGCAGATTATTCAGTTGAATTACATTATTTATATAAACCAAGTAGTTTAACCGTAGACACTACAGGAACCTGGTTATCCAATAACGCTAGGAATGGTTTACTTTATGGTGCTTTAGTAGAGGCATATACCTTTATGAAAGGTGATGCAGACTTGATGCAACAGTATGAACAAAGATTTAATTTAGAAGTTTTGAGATTGAAGAATCAAGCAGAAGCAAGAGGAAGAAGAGACGAATACCGTTATGATGCTTTACGAACTTCTGTTTCGTAAAATAAGGAGAGTACATGAAAAAAATCGAAAGTCTTAAAGGCAAGACCGTTGCTATTGTGGGTATGGGAAAGAGTTGGTTTGATTACAACCTAGCAAAATCTCATGGGGTACACTTTGATGAAGTATGGGTCATAAATGGTGTAGGTTCTGTTATTTATCATGATAGAGTTTTTATGATGGATCCAGCATCTAGGTTTTTAGATACAGATGATGCTGGCGGTCAAACCGATAGTATGGCTAAACTTTTAAAAGAACATCAAGGCCCAATATACACTTGTGAATTAGATGATCGTTGTCCTGGTTTAGTTGAGTTCCCTTTAGAAGAAGTAATTTCTTATTCCAATTGTCATTATTTAAACAATACTGTTGCTTACGCAGTTGCTTTTGCTTACTGGAATGAAATTGCTAATTTAAAATTATTTGGAGTAGATTTTTCCTATAAAGGTAATTTACATTTTGCTGAAGCAGGAAGGGCATGTGTAGAGTTTTGGCTAAGTAAATGTATATCTGCCGGTATGCAAGTCGAAGTTGCACATACCTCTGGATTATTAGATACAGACGTTCCAGCAGAGCAAAAATTATACGGTTATCATAGGTTAAAAAATCCTTACGTAATTTTGGTAGATGAAAATGGAATTAAATTAGAACGTGTAAACGATTTAGAAATAGCAAAACAAGAACAAAAACCTGTATTAATAGATAGGCATGATACTCACCTTAAACCAGTAGAGCCTAAAAAATGGTAGATGAAATTACACCAGGAGCAATGCCAACTTTAGGCATTATAGAAGCCAAAACTTCTAATTATGGAGGACACCCTCCTGAGTTCTGGGCAGAAAGATTAACTGAAAAAATTGTTAGCTCAAGTAATAGTGAAGATCCACATATTAAAGAGCAAGCTAGAGCCTATAAAGATTTGATATATCAAGTTAGTTTGATTTATATACATAATGCTATAAAATCTTATAAGGCTACCCTAATTCAAGAGCTTATGAAGTCTGGAGAGGAAGAGGTTGCTAAAATTATAAAAAGGATATAAATATGGCAATTACATCTACATTAACTACAAGTTTTAAAAAAGAACTATTAACGGCAACACATAACTTTGCTACTAACGGTAATGCTTTTAAACTTGCTTTATTCACAAGTTCCGCAACTATGGGAGCAACTACAACTGCTTATTCAACCTCACAAGAAGTAAGTGGCACTAACTACACAGCAGGTGGGAACGCTTTGACTAAAGTTGCACCAACATCATCTGGAACTACAGGGTTTACAGACTTTGCAGATTTAACTTTTGGTACAGCTACTGTAACTGCTAGAGGTTGTTTGATTTATAACGACACTAATAGCGATAAATCAGTAGCTACAATTGATTTTGGCGGAAACAAAACATCTACCGCAGGAGACTTTACTATAGTTTTCCCTGCGGCAGCAGCAAGTACAGCTATCATAAGAATAGCTTAACCTCTTTATGTCAGGTTGGGGTCGAGCTGGCTGGGGCGAAGGTCCCTGGGGACAACCAGCATCAGTACCTATAAGCTTCACTATATCAGGTGTAGCTGGAACTTCTGCGTTAGGATCAATCAGCGTTGATGCTGAAGCTAACGTCATACCGTCTACTTTAGTAGCTACTTCAAGTTTAGGCTCTGTAACGCCTTCAGCAGCTGCTAATGTCACACTTACAGCGCCAAGTGCAGCAACAGCGGCTACTAGCGGAGTCGCAGTAGATGCTGGCGGTAAAATTGGAATTAACGGAGTTGTTGGGACAACAGGCGCACCCGTTGCTGGTGTTAACGCACAAGCAATCGCTAGTATACAAGGCGCAGTAGGAACTCTTGGTTCAGTTTCTGTAGATATTGATGGAGAAGCAAATGTTCCTGTAGCGGGACTAAGCGCAACAGCAGGCCTAGGATCTGTTGCAGTACACCATAATGAGGTAGTAAATCTTTCTGGTTTTGCAGTTACAAGTTCTTTAGGATCTGCAACGGTTGTAGCAAAAGCCAGAGTATTTTTGATAGGCTTATCATCTACAGGAGAGGTAGGAAGGCCTTTTATTCTTTGGAGTGAAGTTGACGAGTCACAAACACCAAATTACAGCGATATTACGGATACACAAACATCTAGTTTTACAACCATAGATCAAACTCAAACTCCCGGTTGGGAAGATGTTGCTTAACTATGCATAAGAAAGGTAATATAATCAATTGAACGGAGAATACTAATATGGCAAGCACATACGTAAACGATCTTAGACTCAACGAAATGGCGACAGGTGATGCGTCAGGAACGTGGGGTACGACAACAAATACAAATTTAGAACTTATTGGTGAAGCTTTAGGCTTTGGAACAGAAGGCATAACAACCAACGCAGATACTCATACATCTACAGTAGCAGATGGAGCTACAGACCCAGTAAGAGCGATGTATGTTAAATATACAGGCACATTAGATTCTGCGTGTACTATTACTATTGCACCTAACACAATCAATAGGATGCAATTTATAGAGAACGGAACAAGTGGTTCTCAGAACATAATAATTTCACAAGGTTCTGGAGCTAACGTAACAATTGCTCCAGGGAACGTAAAAGCAGTTTACCTAGATGGTGCTGGTTCAGGAGCAGCCGTAACAGATGCTTTTGCTAGTTTAAGTGTTGGTGCTTTAACCGCCTCTAGCAATTTATCCGTAGACGGCGGAACAATCAAACTAGACGGAAACTACCCTACAGGCACAGAAAACGTAGCTTTAGGTGATACTGCACTTGATAGCGTTGCAAGTGATGGAAATTATAAT